ACTTGCTGACGTTCGCGGCGTTGACCGTCGAGAGGATGTGGACGCGCTTGGATTTCATGGGCAGCAACCCTTGGAGGACTTGCTGCGGCATGCTAGGGAGGCGTGAATCAGCCCTTGGCGTGCACCGACTGCCAGGCCTTGCGCTCGTTGGCCATCGCCGACTGCAGCGTCTTCGTGAGGATCGGCTTCCCGTTCGCATCGAGCAGGCACTCGGTCTGCCCGCAGTAGCAGTTGTACCGGTTGCCACGCTCGGCGTAGAACGCGCGGCACTCGGCCGGCGTGTAGACCCGCCCGCTGCGGCTGGCGTGCCAGGGGCGGGTCGTCGGCTTGAACGCCGAGGTCCACAGGAGGCCGGTGCGAATCCCGAGCTCGGCCTCCGCGGCTTCGGACTCGGCCCAGCGCGCTTGCCGCAGGGTGTCGGTGATGTCGGTCTGGGCGTATTGCAGCGCCTTCGCCTTGCCGACACCCATCTGCTCGGCGATCAGCGTTCGCACGGCGCGCGGGGACTTGCCGTCGGCCACGGCCTGCCCGATCAGCTGCGCCAGCGCCTGGCGCTGCTCGGCGGCCAGGCCCGTCCAGTGCTCGTATGACTTGAACTTGGCCATCGCCACCCGGGTGCGGTACGGCTCGCTGTAGACGATCGCCTCGAGGCCGCGCGCCGCGGCGTAGCTGGCCGACAGCCCGGCCAGGTTGGAGGCGCTCTGCGCTGTCCCGAGGTGCATCGCTTCCTCGGTGTACGGCTCCCACCACATGACGTGCGACAGGTCCCGGCCCGCGGCTATCCAGCGCGCGACGGCCGCCTGCAGTTCCTCGGCGATGCCGGCGAGCTGCTCGGGCGTCAGGCCGTAGCGCACCTCCGGGCCGCGCAGGTCGTTGACCTGGTACACCGGGATCCGCTCGAAGATGGCCAGCACGTCGCGCGCGAGGCCTTCGAACCGGCGGCGGATCTGGGCGGCGTAGCGGCGCAGGATCCCGGCGGTGCCGGTGCGGTCCTTCGGGTTGCCGGGGATGACCGGGTTCTTGACCGGCTGCGGCACGGTCAGGCCTGCGGGTCGTTGCCCGGGTCGTTCGGATCAGGCGCCGGATCGTCCATCGGATCCGGCATGCCATCGTCCGCGCGCTCCTCGAACCCGGCCACGCCGCGCAGCTCGTTGGCGTCGAACAGCGGCTGCGCGAGGCCGGCGTCGAACGCCTGCTTCATCGCCGCGGTCAGCTTGCCGAGCTGGGTGTACTTCGCGTCGTCGCTCGGCGCATCCAGCGGCGGCCACTCGATCTCGAACTCACCCGCGTCGATCAGGCCCGCGGCCTGCATGCGCCGCACGAACTGCTCGAGCGCCGGCGTGAGTTCGACCTCCTGCCGCGACTCGCAGCGCGCCACCATGTCGGCCTGGTCCTCGTCGCTGGCCAGGCGCCCGGTCTGCTGCCCGAACAGCAGCGTGAACGGGATCCGCACCGACGCGGCGAACAGGTTCGCGGCCACCTCGAACGCCTTGGTCGGGTCGGCGATCTGCGTCTGCAGGGTGCCGGCGGTGGCGCCCTGGGTCACGAGCGCGCTGTCGATGTTCCGGTTCAGGTTGTCGACCTGCTCGGTCAGCACCTCGCGCACTGTCTTGCCGCTCGCCGTCCCGTCAGGGTTGGTCGTGATGACCTGTGGCGATGCGGCCGCGTCGAAGTTGATCGTCAGGGCGCGCGCGCTGTTCTTGAGGAAGCTCTCGCCGCTGCCGCCGCTGATCTTCTCGAGGTCGATCAGGTGGTTGAACCCGGCTTTCAGCAGCGGCACGCCGTCGAAGAAGTCGCCGACGCTGCCCTCGGCCAGGACCTGCACGCGGCTCGGATGCACGTCGGCCCACTGGTCGGGCTTGCCCTGCGTGTCCTCGCCGACGGGTCGGCGGGCGCGGTACTGCCACATCGCCGGCGTCCCGAACCGGTCCGGGTCGGTCTGGTCCGAGTGCCATGCCGTGACCCTGATCTGGTCCTCGTAGAGCGGCACCAGGTCGACAAGGCGGGATGCGCGTTCGAGCGGCTGATCCAGCGGCTTGCCGTCGGCGACGCGGTAGATCAGCGCCGAGTACCGGCCGACCAGGTTGCGGCGGTCCCAGTCGCGCAGCTTCTGCCACGCGTTGACGCCGCGCAGCAGCTTGGCGACCTTCTGCTCCCACGCCGTCTCCTCGTCCGAGGCCGGCTGCTTGATCCGCGGCGGGCACTGCCAGCACTTGTCCAGGATGCGATGCACGGCGCCCTGGCCCGGGCCGGTGCGCTCGTAAGCGGTCAGCAGCTGCGAGAAGGTGACGGCGGTCGGGTAGCCGTACTGCGCCCAGGCGTCGGGGCGCTTGCCGTCGATCGACCCGGAGAAGCCTGCGAGCTCCGCGCGGGCGCGGCGCAGCTCGAGGTCGGTGGTGTTGACGGTGAGCGATCCCATGCGGGGGATGCTACGGAGCGGGTCAGGAGAAGACGCCCACCGCAGGCGAAAGCAGCTGGTTGAACCCACGCGCTGCCGCGTCGACCTGATCGTCATAGGTCCCGTTCGGGAACAGCCTCAGTTCGTCGGTGAAGTCGCGGTTCCATGCCGCGCGCAGCATCACCACATTCCCGGCGTTGACCTGGCTCGCAAACGGCGTCGCGCGCGTCACCTTGTCACCGGTCTCGGGGCTGAAGTGGACCGCGTGCCCGGCCAGCAGCCGCGCGAAGGCGGCGACCTGCCCCTTCCCGGCCTGGCCGGGGTCCTGCGGGATGCTCTGCTTCACCAGCCCGCGGCCATCGCCGTCCGAGGTGTTCTTGATCAGGGCGTCGCGCTTGTGCGACTCGAGGCGGTCCCGCTTGACGTCCGCGATCACGTACCGGCCATCCTGAAGCCTGCCGATCTTCGCCCCTACGGTGTAGTCGCCCGCCACGGTGGCGCCCAGGTCCCACCCGCGGCACCACTGCACCACGCCGGCCGGGATCGCGTCCTCGACGCCGATCATGTCGGGCTTGAAGATGCCGCCAGAGCTCGGCGCCGGGCGCTGCTGGAACTGCCCGGCGACCGCGTACTCGCCCATGATCCGCTTGTCGCGCTCGACCACCTCGCGGGGGAAGCGGGACGGGAACAGCAGGTCTCCGGGCTCCTTGCGAGGATCGACGAAGCCGATCACCGTCGCCTTGCGCGAGCCTTCGTACTCCATCGGCAGGCACAGATGCTCGTAGCCAAACTCACCCGCCAGGATCTCGCCTGAGATGTCGCGAGCGCTCAGGCGCTGCATGACGATGATGATCGCGCTGCTGTCCGGGTTGTTCAGGCGGGTCGGGAGGGTCTCGCGGAAGACGCGGTTCGCCTCCTCGAGCCGCGCGTCGCTGTGCGCGTCCTCGACGCTGTGCGGGTCGTCCCAGGCGACGCGATCGCCGCGCCGGCCGGTCATGGAGCGCACCGGGCACGACTGCCGCCAGCCGGTCGCCTCGTTCTCGAAGTAGGTTTTGGCGTTCTGGTCGCCGGTGAGTTCTGTCGGCCAAAGGCTCTGGAACCACTCCGACTGCACAAGTCGGCGCATCTTGAGGTTGTCCCGGGTTGCCAGCCCTTCCTCGTGGCTGGCGCCGATGAACCGCATGTGCGGCATTCCCTTCGGCCCCCACTCCCAGGCCGGCCAGAACACGCCGACGCTCATCGACTTCATCGTCCCGGGAGGGATGTTGATCAGCAGCCGGGTGATCTGGCCAGAGGTCACCGCCTCCAGGTGCTCGCTGATGGCATCCATGTGCCAGCCGTGGATGTACTGCTGCCCCGGCTCGAGCACCGGCCACGCGCGCCGGATGAAGTTCCCAAGGCGGCGCCGGCAGTATTCCCGCTCCAGTGCCAGCCAGTCAGCGTCCGTCAGGTCAACGCGGCGCACGGGCGGCCATCAGGTCGTCGAGCGTGGAGTCGGCCAGCAGGCCAGGGTCCAGCGCCGGCGCCTCGGGCTGCTGCGCGTTCAGCTTCTGGACGGCCTCCTTGTTCGCGGCGACCAGGTTCAGCGCGCAGTGCGCCGAGTCGTTCGCGAGTTTCGTCAGGACACCCACGTTGCGCAGCTTGTCGACCGAGGCGATCGGGTCGGCGTCGTCGACCTTGGCGACCTCGGAGTTCGCCAGCGCGTGCAGGCGGTGCGCCGTCTTGGCCCCGTACTCTGCGGCCGCGGCCAGGTTGTCGCTGATGCTGCGCAGCTTCTCGGCCAGGCTCATCGCCGTGTACTGGTGGGCCGGCGGCAGCGCAGCAAGTGCGTTCTGTGCCGCCGCGAGCTGTTCCGCTACGTTCCGAATGCGTTCCGTATGTCCCGCAAGCCGCTGGATGGTTGCCGGCCCGACCTTGAACTCACGGGCCAGCGCACGCACCCCCTCCCCGGCCGCCAGGCGCCGCCTCACGTCCTCCTGCTGCTGCGGCGTCAGCGCCGGCGGCCTGCTCATTCGTCGTCCTCCGTCCCGATCATGTCCATCAGCTTCCTGCTTCGCGTCTTGGCCTTCTTCGACGGCTTCGGCGGCTTCTGCCGGGCCCGGCGCTGCCGCTCGCGCTCGTCGTCCTCCGCGGTCCACCGGGACGGGTAGGCCGCACCAACGAACCGCGTGACCCCGTTGGAGACCTGCACCTTCGCCACCATGCGCGAGCCGTGCACCGGAGGCGGGTTCGTCTTGAAGCCCGCGGCGTCACCGAATCGGCCGTGGCCACGCAGCGCCTTCGCGGCAGCGGCTGCCATGTCGAAGATCGACCGCGGCGCCTCGGTCTTCGGCATCGGCTGCCCCTTCGCGCTCACGTACCGGCGAACGATCGGGATCAGCTCGACGTCGGCGTCATCCTCGCCGAAGAGGCTGAGTTGATCCTCCGTCGGCGCCGCGACCATGCTCAGGCGCCCTCTCCGATCAACGCCCGCTGCTGCGGCTCCAGCGGTTCGACGACCACCTCGGCGCGCGGGTTGGACCGGTCGATGCCGTGGAACACATGCTTCTCGCGGACCTGCCGGTCGTTGCGGTAGACGCCGCGCTGCACCAGCTCGCGAGGCCTGATCACAGCCCCGGTCGCCTTGTCCTTCTTCGCCGCGCTGTACCGGTCCTGCAGCACGTCCAGCACGATCGACTCGTCCAGGTCGGGGCGCTCGCTGGCGTAGAAGATCCGCATGGTCACGCGCACAGGACCCTCGAGCCGGACGCGCGCCGCCGGCGGGATCTGCTGCAGCGCGGACCGCTCGAAGTTCCGGGCCTTGTCGCCCTTGATGCTCGCCGCGCGGTTGCCGAAGGTCACGATCTTGCGGCTGTTCGCCTTGCTGGCCGGCTCGCC